CCCGCGCGATCACCTGCGTATTAGACATAGACGGGAGCCTCCTAAGATTATTGCATTAGGTAGGCAAAGCGTTATTGTTAGTAGCATAAAGCAATCTGTTATACTGTAGTCTATCACTGCTTCTGTTTGCTTTTAGCATTAGTGATATGCTGTTGCACGGTCTCTTTGCTGGGTATACTAACAACAGTATGACCAAGCGATTGTATCTTTCTTTGCAGCACTAAGCTTTCCCCGTGATGTAGAATCGCACCAACTCGATTCATACCGCAGCCCATTAGCTTACCGATCTCACGGTAAGTCATGCCATCGATTCTGTTTTTATAGGCGCGTTCGCAATCGTAGGCGTCAATCCACTTGGAGACCTCTTGCTCTTCGGTGATAGTCTCTAGCTTAATGGGATAGCTCATCCAACCTTTAGCAATAGCACTAAGCACGAGAGATGGTGCTTGATTCAAAAGGCTTAGTTTCTTATGAGAATCTTTAAGACAGTCTTGATCTATCTCTCCCTTTTGAATCTTGCGAGTGAGGTATTTTGGTGAGCCTCCCATATTACTGTTGGTTCTTTTCCTCTATCGCTTCGATCTGGTTGAGTAGATCAACGATGGAGTTATTGGATTGGATAAGCTCCATCTCAAGCTTACGAGCTAACGCAAATACAACGGTTAACGTTAGTATCGGGTAATGCTTTCGAAGCTTCTCGATCTCAGCGTCGCATCGTGGAGTGGCTGGCTTAGTATCTTCAAAGAACTCGGCTAATGTTGTCATGGTGTTAAATGGTTTATTGTATATCAGAAAGGAATGTCGTCTTCAACACCAAGAGGATCGTTGGCTGATACCTTCTTGGTTGCTTGCTTAGGATCACGATTGTCTGTCTCTACATAGTTACCGAGTATTGGTCCTTTGCGTCCATCTTGTCGTGCTTGTTTGGATACTGACTGAACAATCATACCATCGTTACCATACTGGTCACGGCCAGCTTTATTGGTAATGAGAGCAATGTCCAAATATGTTCCAGCCTTTCCCTTGAATAGGTGAGTCTTATCTACTTTCGTAACGTCAATCTTTCCGGTTATCATGGTGTTTGTTTGGAATTGAATCCGTTGAGAGAATCGCAGAATGGTTTAGGGCAGTCAACCCATCGTTTGGTTTTTCTAAACTTAGGTATCGATACCGCACTCACTGAACCGGCAGAACTGTCCATCGTACCACAGCTTTACGGCTCCACATTCACCGTCTCGTTGTTTGGCGATTGCGATCACAGCCTCTCCCTTCGGTTGGTTTCGATCTCGATTGAGGAGCATCACCAGATCCCCATCTCTTTCGATTTGTCCTGACTCGCCTATGTCGCTAAGGCGTGGATTTCTGCCTTTATCTTTCTCATTCTCCCTGTTGAGTTGCGCTAAAGCGACGATGGCTGTCTTGGTATCGACTGCGATTGCTTTGAGCTTACCGCTGACTTCTCCTATCTCATAAGTCTTCTTCTCAGCTCCTTTGCTACCGTGGATCTTCTGGATGTAGTCGATGAGTACCAGCCGGACTCCCCACTTGCGGACCGCTCGGCGGATTACTGCTGTGATGGCAGCAATGTTGGACACAGATGATCCAGAAGCAAAGTGTAGCGGACTCGCTGCGATCTTAGCGGATGCGCTGCTCATAGCTTTCATCCCTCTCTGATCCATTTCTCCGGTCTTAATATCCTGCATTGGTATTGATCCAACAGTTGAAACCAATCTTCTAATAATAGCTTCATCCGACATCTCTAGCGATATGAACAGCGTTGGCGTTCCATCTTCTATGGTTGCTGCTTTAGCAATAGCGATAGCCATCGCAGTCTTTCCGATAGATGGACGAGCCGCGAGAATGGCGAGTTCTCCAAGTTGAAACCCATCGGTCATTTGGTTGAGTCGAAAGAAGCCGGTATTGATCCCACTCAACCGTCCTCGGCGGTTAAACCTTTCCTGAGTGCTGTCGATAAACCGGCTGACAACTGACTTGGAGGATTGGACCGAGTCTTTGGAGACCTCAACGCTGAGTCCTGCTTCGGCATTAGAGACGATTTGATCGACGGATAGGGTCACCACAGCGGATTCGCGAATCAGGCGGTCTCCAGCGAAACGTAACTGGCGACGGTGATGGGCTTCCAAAACGCTCTTGGCGAACATCGGATATCCAGCGGCAGATGGGCAGAGTTCATCGCAGCGGCTCCAAGTCTCAAACGGGACTGGCGAGTTGCTAATGGTTCGCTTCCATTCCTTCATTAGCTCGGGTAACGATACTTTCTTGTTTTGAGCTATGAGGCTTTTGATGGTTTCATAAGTAGCAGCCAATTGATCGTTCTGGATTGCTTCAGTTGGGATCTCTGCAAATACGTCAAAGCAAATGTCAGAGCCTCCAGCGATACACGCTCCGATGAGTCCAAACTCATCGTCTTCTGCAAAAAATGGATCGCTCATAGGTATTGGGAGATATCCATCGACAACTTGGTGGAGCCGGTGGGTTGGCTTCCGAGAAGCGGCTGCGAGTCATCGTCACCAGACTTACAGCGATCAATCTCGGTGTTCCAGTTGTTGAGCAGAGTCATAATGTCTTTGCGTCGATACTTGTTCTTAGTCTCGTAACGAGCATCGAGAAGCTGGAGGTCTGATTCTGGAGTGTTGAGCTTAACAACGAGCTTGAGAGCTTTGAGTTCAGCGGATTGCCATTCGGTTCCTGCTCGTCTGCGAAACCATTTGTTTATCCGAGAGCGAAGCGAATCGAGTTCGGGATCTGCGACGCTTGGAGTTGGCAAAGAAGAATCTATCTTCTCTATCTTCTCTTCTCTATCGGTTACCCCACGGGTTATGTCTGGGTTAACCGGAATCGGTTCTGGGTTAACCCGTGGGTTACCCGTGGGTTTCTTTGGTCGTCCTCCTTTTGCTCCGTTTGACCATGAGCAAATCAATCCAGCGTTAACTTCATCCCATTGATGAGCAATCAAACATCCATCTTCAGATCGACAAAATGTCTGAAGCATCGCGTTCCAGAACTCTTGAGCGTCTCCATCCCATCTGCATACCGCAGATAAAATCGAAGGATTCCAGTCGGTAAATTGGTTTGTCTTCCGAGTTTGGCAATGCGCCCACAATCGAATGACGTGCAGCGGAGCGGTTTCAGTATCGAGAAGTCGGCTTAGGAGCCGAGTCTTCCAATGGTCTAAGAAGTCAGGTTCTACAATCATGTTTCAAAACAAAGAACCCCGTCACGCATCGTGCTAGGAACTCGCGGAGAAACAACGCGACGTTACACGATACGGACGGGGGAAATTGGTTGAACATGGTTTCTCTTTTGGATGTCATCGCTCGCTTCCTAGGGCTCACGCTGACGATTGATCTCTAACTCGGAATCACAGACTTGTCCAGAGTAAATTTATCGAGGAACTCTGCTTTTGGTCTGACGTAATAATACTCGTCTCTCTGATACACAACACAGAGCCTTTTGGTTTCTCCAATTCTCAATTGAGCTTCGGCAACGAACTCAACCTCGATAGTTGGCTTGGTCTTCGACAGGTATTTCATCGCGTGAGCCTTAACTTTTTGGATCTCACGCTCCAGACCCAAAAATAGGAAACACGATGCTTTTTAGCCAACTGCTTGTTGCTGACACTCTTGTCGGTTTGAAGGACCGCATTAACAATTGCACGAGGGATCTTGCGTCCCTTTGGTCGTCCCCTTCCGCGCTTCTGGATGCGTTTGGTCTTCAGTGTTCTCGGAATCTCTTTGGTCTCCACCGTCTTGTGGACTCCAAACAATTTGGAGATCCCAATTTTGATTTCGTTGTATATGTTCATTTTCTGGTCTTGTTGTGTCTGATCTTGTGTATCCAACCTATGCTGACCGCGTAATCTTCTTTGATTTGTCTGTATGTTCTGTTGTTCTGAATGTCTTGTAATACTTCTATTACCACTGCTTCTGGTATGTGTCCGCGCTTTGGTATGTATGACAATTGTCTCATGTATCTTTGTGACGCTGACCTGATCCAATAAGAGAGACCGCTGCTTTGGTTATGCCGTGGGTCTCAGCTATTGATTTTAGTGTTTCTCCGAGTAAAAAACGTTTTCGGATATCCAACACAACGCTCTTGGAAAGAGGTTGGTGCAATAGCACTCCTCCGCGCTTTTTAGCAACGAGCTTAGGAGATACAGCTTCTGGAACCGAAACCTTAGCGGGACCTAGAAGACGAGCTATCTGCTCTTTAGTTAAGCCGCTCATAGTGTTATTCCAGTAGGTGTTTGATGATCTGATTTCTGTCTTTGCCTTTCGCTCGGAGAATTTGCTCCAGCACAACGTGCGCATTGACCGTGCTGACGTGTTTCCATTCAGGCTTACCATCGATGTGTTTGGCTGTCTCCAGACTCTCCACGCGGATTAATCCGTTCTGGCGGTGGACGTAGATGAATGCTACTGTGTCTTTCACAGCTTGGCCTCCTTGGCTTTCTTGATGATATTTATCACCTGTCTTGCTGGACCGGCAATTTGCATCATATGGTTTGCAGCAGGTTGTTTCATTGCCAATTCGATTTCAGTCAACGCCTTCTCCAGCCGCTTGATGCGCTCGGCTCTGTCCTCGTACAACGCAACGTCCGCAACCAATACGGCGTACTTGTTTTTCACTTTCATAAGCTCCTCCTCCAGCCGCTTGATCTTGGCGTTTGCTGCGTTCAGTTCGCGTTCCAGTTGGCAAGCGAAGTTCGCATCCACCCAATCGCCCATGAAATGCGCAGGTCCGCTTCGTTTGGCATCCGTTCTCGGAGTGTCTCCGATCATATTCCTGACGTCACGAAAATGATCGTTCATCGTGATTCCTCTACGACCCCACACGGGAGCCAGTTTTTGCCGCCGTCGGTGCTGTGTTCGTATTTTTCGCACCAGTCTTTTCTGTTTTCTTCGCTGGATGTTCGGTCGATCAACCAACGTGTTTTGGGGTATTGCGGATTCCTCGCCTGTATCCCCAGCGGCACCTCATCCGCAGTCCACGGGCGGAGCGTTGCGGCGGGTTTGATGCGGTAGTTGTAATTAGGCCAATCCCATCTAGGTTGAGTTACTGATGACCAAATTCCACCATACATTGACTGCAACTCCTTACCATCCACATAACCCTGCATGACGCGGATGGCTTCGATTGTTTGTTCGATGTTCATCGTGATTCCTCCAGAATTGTGAGCATGGAAACCGCCGTCTCTTTATCGGAACCATCACAGAAAAATGCTGATGATGCTCGTTTGATGATGTTCTCCAGTCGCTGGACTCGGTCCTCTAACTTAGCCTTCTCAGTCGCAAGCCAGACGACATCCTTGCGCTTCTCCTCGTTCTCTTCTTGGGACAGCCTAAGCAGTTCGCTTTGCTCATCAACCTTACGGAGAGTGGATGCTAGTTCGTGTTCTAGTTCAATCAATCGACTCGGCATTGTATGTTTCTTGTTCATTTCATCTCCTTATCTAGCCATTCTCTAATAATCTTATCTGTTAGATGCTGGCTTTTGATTCCCTCTTTCTTGCAATACTCTTTGAGTTTCTTGTGAGTGTCTTCTGATATTAGGATTGTTTTCTTCATAGATGCTTTTATGTAATTAATCTTTGCACAATTTCAATGCTGCAGTGACAGCAAAATTGATCCTTGACCATTGATCCTTATTGTTCACTGGAAATTGCCAGAACTTATCGTCTGAGTCTTCTATCATTACATATCTTTCCCCAAGATCTTCTATGACCAAAATGGTAATAATTGAGTTATCAATAATAGACCCATCTTTCGGCACAATAATTTTAAGAATTGTCTTGTCTGCTAATTTCTCAAATTCGCTCATTTGATGACTTTTTTAACTTTGTTCCAGTACGCGAGAGTTGCTGATTTACGGTAACCAGTCGGCCCGCCGTTCCAGATTCGCGCGGCTTCTTCGTTGGTCCTGCCGTCAGCGTATCGATTGAGATAAATCTCGCAGACTCGACGGGCCGCAACTCGGTTGGTCATCTGGCTGTGAGTGTAGTTGGTGCCAGCGATCCGGTTAACGTCCAGCACAACCGCTCGGTGGATCTGGAGCGCACCGATTGCGGCTCCACCGTCGCCAATTGCTAGATCTGGGTTGCGGCAACCGCCGGTCTCCACGGTGATGAGAGCCGCAATAAGTGGTCCAAGATTCATCGCAGACCTTTCATAAAAGCGGCTGCTTTGGCCTGGTACAACTCGTCCGCTGACAGCAGACGGCCAGTGTTGTCGGTGATGCCGATTAGCTCCCGAGTATGCAGCCAGACTTCCCGCGCTCTGAGTGCCTCCAGAATGCTGGAGTGCTGGCTCAACGATTTACTGTTCCGATCTTTGCAATGATAACGCATGGTATTTGATGGTGTTGATGGTTTTAGTTCACGATCTCGCAAGCTGAAAGACGCTTCTTGGCTCCAACCTCACGGCAGGAAATGCTATTGCCGTTGTACTTTTGACGACTGGCTCCAGTGCGGCTCATGTTGGATTTAGGAGACTCTCCGTCGATCTCCAGCACCTCGACAACGAGAGCCATCTTTTCCGAGGTCTTGGTTGCGGTTGCTTTGATGGTAACTCCGCGCCAACCGGCTGGAGTGAAGACGGATGCGGTGTATTTGATTTCGATGGTCATGGTGTTTAATGGTGTAAGTTTGAGTTTTGCGCGTTGGAGAGTCGCGCCCCTCTTGGGGAAATTAATCTTCGGAACCGTCGTCTGCGTATCCGTCGTAGGAACCCAACTCGCATCGACGAATCTCAAGATTTCCAAAAGTGGATTCAACGACAACTGAGGCAATCGAGTTGCCCCGAAACATATCGGAGGCTGCGTCGCAAACTTCTTGGAGGGTTGATGGCTTGTTTTTCATTCGTATTCTTTCGGTTTCTTCGTCGGCTCGTTGCCTTCGATGTGATGAGTTAAACCCATCGTTGGGATATCGTCAACAGCAAACCGCATTTTTCTTCAGATTATTTCCAAACCGACCAGAAATCAGCGAAATGCTGAGGAAAACTCAACATTTTCCTCGCCAGAAATTCTCACGCTGCAACCAGATCGGCTCATCGCGTAGGTTTTTGTAGCGGTAATTTCGCAGATTTGGCTGTCGTCCAGCCAGATCCGTTGAGTGTCGGTTATCGCGTCGGTCACCGCTTTGATGAGGTTGTCCAGATCCGGCTTTTTGCAGTGCCAGACTGGTGATTTTGGCTTGGGTAGACCATCCTTCCCCAGATGCGCTTTTGGTCGCTGAAGGAAGAAGTCCAGCTCCACGCGAATCGGACCCGTTAGGATTGATTCTGGAGCGATTACGGTAGCATTTGACCGCACCTCTTGCTTCCAACTCTCCGCTCCATCCGGCGTGTAAACTCCAGCGTGACCACCGCGCACAAACGCTTTTACCCGAGGTTGCGCCTTCGGGACTCCAGCGACAAAAAAATCAAGATTCATGTCCTGAAGGGATGATTTCGCTGATGCGTCCGGTGACCCGAGGGTTTGCGTACCACCAGCCGGTTGACGATTTATCCGCGACGGCATCACAGTCACCGTCAAACATAACGTGAGTCCCCTCGGTGAGCAGATTTACCGCATCCATATCCTCGGGATCAAACGAGCGGAATGTGACCCGTTGAGCGTAGGATTTGCCGTTGCCCAACGTGCGTTTTTCAAACTCGATTACGGCAATCAAAAACTGTTTGCCGTCGTCGGTCGTGATGATCTGAGCGTCACTGTGCAGCCGTCCAAAGCCACGCGACCATAGATGTCTCATCGCGGTATAATCTCCAGTCGAGGTGGGGAGTAGGAAGGAGACTTCGCAATCTTACCGTCAGACCGCCTCACAATGTGTCGGTTTTCTCCTACCCGAGTTGACCGGCAGTCAGCGGGGATGGAGTCAATCTCATCGTCCGTCCAGACTTTTGACATATTGGATCGATGGATCTCGCAGAACGCAGCGTCTACTTGATGCGGACTGAATCCCGCAGCCAGCGCGGCTCCATAGACGACGTACAGGAGGTCTCCGACAGCGTCGAGATACTCTTTGGTGTTGGTTGCCTCAGCAAGCTCTTGAGCCTCTTCATCAATCAGACGATACCGCAGATTTTGCGTCACCGGATCGGGCATGATTGGGCTTTTCGGGATTAACTGCTGATAGGTACGCATAAAGTCGCGCACCAGTTCCATCGGATGGGTTTGATTCATTTGATTCGGGTCAATATTGGTTGGGATGTTTTTGATTCGGTACAGCCGTCCAGCAGAGCGGACAGCTTGGCTTCCAACTCGCGACCTTTGGTTCCAGTTGCAACCTTTACAGCTTTTTTGAGCTTCGTTTTGTTCAAGCTAATTGCAGGAGCAAGCTGCTCGTAAGTTCCGAGTTCTAGGAAGCGTGAAGCCACCTTTTCGGAATCCGTAATGGACTCGCGCACCGATCCATCTTTGAGCGTCCAGCCTTCGATTGCGTCTCCCTCACTCAACCTTCGTCGGGCCTCAGTGCGACAAGCTTCGATGACAACTTCGGCTTGCGCTGCACGGTCTAGGAATGCTGCAAGCGTCTCGTTGGTCAGAGTCGCTGCAATCGCGTCTGGAGTGATGCCAGCGGGAGCGTTGGCAACTGGAGGAGCAACGGCCAACTCTCGCGCTTCGGAGCAGTACGGTTTCCCTTTGCAGTACTTGCAAGCGGACTCGCTTGGAGTCCTCGGTTGGCCCACTTTCTGAATCTCTTTCATCAGTCCATTTGCTTCCATTATGGCTGAATGAATATCTGACGACTCGTAGACCGAAACACTCGGAGGTCCCGCTAAAGGCTGGATGATTGCGACCGTAATTCGATCCATCGTAAATCCCCAAGACTCATCCAGCAGCGCAACCAGACAGCGCAACTGGAGGTTTTCCGCTGCGTTCTCTACGGTCCCACGACCACTTTTGTAGTCGATGATAAGACCGTAAAGCATTCCCTCATCATTCGCGGTGTAAATGACATCAGGTTTGCCGCTCCATAGTCGCTCTCCATCTTGAGTCAGCGACCAAAGCCGTTTCTCTCGGAAGCAGTTGGTCTCAAGCTCTCCGAATGTCTGTTTGACCAACTCAAGTTCCTGTTCCCTGCAACGGTCAATAATCCACGTTTCATCAGTCGTCAGATTGCTCACCGGCTCCATCGCTAGCGCGGAGTGGATGCGGTTGCCGGTCGCAGCGTCTGCGGTGGATTCGATCTCCGCAACTTGACGCTCTAATTGCCAACTCCCCAAACAAGCAGCGTAGCGAGACGCTGCGGAGGCTGACGGTAGGTTTCCGCGCTCATCCATTGGATACCTCCTGCTGGATGGAGTCGCTTGTTTGGACCGTAGCGGTGGGAATCGGATTGTTCTCGGGGAGGTACTCGTGCGGTTGCGGCTCCACCTTCGGCTCCAGCTTAGAGCGGAAGATTGGACGGCTCGGAGTGACGTTGACTTGGACTTGCGGCGGGACAGCCTCCTCATCGTCCACGATGCCGCTGAAGCCAAAAGCGATTCTAGCGCATTGAATCAACGCTTTGTGTCGGAGCATCCTGCGAGGGTTAACCTTCCACGGTTCGCTGTTCCGGTTGCACTCCGAGAAGTACTCGGTCACTTCGACTGGATGCGACCGCTCTTTGTGGTGGATCGTAGCGGTTACCGAGTGCGGCTTTCCGTCTTTGTCCTCGGTCGCAAACTCGATGCCGTCAAACTGCGGATGCGAGTTCATCATTTTGATCCAGCCGTCCACGCTGACAGCCGGCTGAATACCACCGTTTTTCGCAGGGAATGCGTAGATTTCGCGGGTAAATGGGTTCAAACCGTACTGATTAGCGACGACGACAAACGAGAGTAATTCTTCGTTGGTTGCTTTGGGCATCAGCGTTGCCTTCAGCGTCTCCAGTAGACGGGCTGGCTCAACGTTGAATTTGCTCGCCATTACGGCCAGCGCGGATTGCTTTGTCTGAGGTATTAGTTCGTTTTTCATAGGTCTTCGGTCTTCCGCCTTTCCTGCCATTTGTGCGGGATGCGGAGGCTTTTGCGGATGATTTGACCCCTCCCAACTCCTTCGCGATATCGCGGAGGCTTGCGGCAAAAATGCAGTTACAGAAGGGACATTTCATCGGCTCCGAGACCAATAACCCATCGGTGGGTTAATGTCAAGCGGTCAAATCGACGTAACGCAAAGAGCCGTAGTAGCGAGCCGGAAACTCGGGATATACAACGTTTTGCTTAAAGTATTCCACCGAGTCGGTTTTCTCTCCCTCTGAATAACTGCGAAAAGGAATTGTGTCTTGAGTGGTCGAATAAGGATCTTTATACGCATCAAAGTTATAAGACTTGAAACCAAACCTCTTGCAATAGCTTTCAAGATCTTCTGGCGTTACATATATAAATGTACCAGTGGGGGGAATTGGTGGTTCATAATATGCAAAAATACCGTTTGTTAATAACTGATTGTATTGTATTGAGGAAATGTAGAACGCTATTCTTCCCCTATCGTCGTCGCTATATAAATTTGGTGTACTAATAATGCTGCCAAGCGGAATGCCTCCAATCAAAGGTGCGCTTTTATTCCCCATGCACAAAGGAGCCGATCTAGTCCAAGCTTCAACCGCCCATTCTAACGAGTTCCAGAGCCAAGCACTCTTTTTGATCTTATGGAATATTGGACCAACAGCAACATAAGGAAGGTTAAAATATTGATAAGCACTTCTTAAATTGATCTGAGCAAGATTGTCGTATCCTCCGTAAAATCCAGCTACCCCAGCCATTTTAGGATTATCTAAATCGTAAAACACATCATCAGCTACTGGTATAGGAGCAGAAGTTGTAGTCTGATAAGGTATTTGAAGCGTTTGGTTAGGCTGTCCTAGTATTCTGACTTCATTATCTTTACCACCAGCCGCTCCCCATTTGTTAATCCAGAAATCCGCTCCACCTCTTGGTTGAGATGTAACTCTTGAAAGTTCTGGGTCATACACCATAGACGCAAACCCCCAAGGTCCACGTGGAGGAACAAAAGCTTGTCCACCTATAGGCAATACATTTTTATACCACGAATTTCCACTATTAAACAGATATGTGTAAACAGATGAAACAAATCTAGTGTTAGACCAATCAATAGCAACTGGAGGATCACTTTGCTGCCCTTCGCCAAGTGATCTTGATTGAATGTACACATTACTTTGACCCAAGTAATTAGATGTTACGGATGCTTCTTCGTAGTTTCTATGCTTAGTGTAATTAAACGGAAGAGGGTATGCAGTTACTCCGCAACACACTAATCCAAGAGGAGTTAACGTTACTTTAGAAACTTTTGATTCAGGAACTTCAGCCGGACTGTCAACAAGTGTTTTACCGGGATAGTAACCCATGTAAAGCATCATTAATCTTCTAAGCGTTTGAATTGTATCAAACACGTCTGTACCAACTAAATTCCCATAAGTTGTCACTACAACTGTTCCAGCCGGAGGGATATTCCAAAAGAAATTCTCTTCAACACTGTTGCCAGTTCCGCCTGAAAAAATATTAGCGTCAACAGGAAGTATCAGTAACGTAATGTTTTGTTCTTTAGGAACAATAGTCAATGATCCGGCAGCTTTGGTTACTGTTAATCCTATGCTTTGAAGATCATCAATCAACGTTTCCATTCCAGAAAACGTTTTGAAGTATTCCTGAATTATTAAACCATTTTTTAGCTTGGCTATCTTAGCTCTTCCCCAAGTGAATATAGCGTTTCCAATTATTGTGCTGTCTTTTAAAGGGTCTTGATACGCGCCTTTGTATGCAGACAGAATGCTGTGCTGATTGCGTGGATCAAGTTGAGCAGACATACCTGCCAAGCATCGAAACAAAAGGAATGGGTTTGCTACGTTATTGGCATAAGAAGAGACTTCAATAGACACAAAAAGATTACTTGTCCACGAAGCGTCTGGAGGAGGTCCTCCAGCAAAGTAAGGAACATCACCAAAAAAATACGGGAAGAAATATCTACAAGCTTCACCGTTTGGCCAAGTTGTTATCCACTCACCGTCAGGAGATCTTCGAAACGATCTACAACTAGACGGTTCAATTATTATGCTAGTAGAAGATCCGCTATCAGATTGGAGTTGAACAGTTAACTTTGATGCGTTGCAGTTGTGAACTCTCCAGCAATCATAACGTTGGTAAGTGTTCTTAATTGAAAACTCAAGATATCCCTCAATGAATATGTCTGCTACAGCAGTCTTGTGCTTGTGTATTCTTGATGGAGGAAAACTAGGAAAAGATCCTAATGCGTTTTTTACATAAGAAGTTTGGAGACTGGAAGTAGGGTCCCAGCCTAAATGAACATCATAACGCCTTCCGTCAACTTCTTTGGTTAGTAGCTCAAAAGAAAAATGAATTGGAGTAAGGTTGCAAGAAAATGGACCCAAAAACGGTGCAAATTTATCCACATAAACCTGACCATCAGCAACGTCTAAGTGTTTTACCTCAAGATTTGAAAGCTGAACTTCAGCTTGAGACTGATCATGGTTGTTGATTGTTGGTGCTAAAAAATCTTGAAAAGCTTCACCTAATCTCCTGCAGGTACTAGGGTCTCTTCTATATTGATAGATAATACCAAAAGGAAAAGGATAAACATAATTCACTACCTCACCAAATGCTCCGGTTGAAAGTGTCATAAACAACGGACTTAATCCATTGAGCGCGAGAAAGCACTTCCTGTCGAAGCGTGAATACAAATCATTTAGGTTGTTCGCATTGAACATCCTATCATTACCGTCTCTCGCGTAGGCCATTTGTTAATAGAACCAATCTTCAGCAGAACTGGTTGTAGTGGTTCCCTTTCCAGTCTGCTTTATCTTAAGCGTCGTACCGTTTGGAGTCTGTTCAATCGCTTGATCTGGTCCGGCAACAAGCTGAATTTTGCGGACTACGTCAATCAGTTGATTTATAGCGCGAGCGTGTTCTGCTTTGATACCACGCTCCGCAACCTTAGATGGTAGTGTTACAGCCATTAGATTTCGCAATATTGAGCGAACACTTTGACGCTTGATCCACTAGTTACTGCTTTCAAATACAGGTTAGCATCAACTCGCGGAATGAGCATGAACTCGCCAGCAGGAATCATGAACTGGTAAGGAGTAGAAACACCAACATAGACCGAGTATTGTAAGTCTAAGTTCTTGATCAGCACTTTGTAAGGCAAAGACAGATCGGCAGCAATCTCCAGCAATTCATCAGCAGCAGAACCGATATCTTGGGTATTTTGACCCATATCAGTTCCAGTCATATTCACAGTTGCGCTAAACGTCTGTGAGTTGGTTGACGCGCCGTTTTTCGATGCGTACAACCTAGCGGACATTTCTATTTCGTTTGACATAAGACAAACGCTTAGATCTCACAGAACGTGGCTTGGATGGTAACGGAAGACGTGTTTGCTAGGAGATACAACGTCGCGCTCACGTATGGCATTAACAGCGTCTCGCCAGCGGGAATCCGCATCGTGTAAGTGCCCGAGACAAAGCCAAGCTCAACATAGTTGGTGCTGTCCAGATTGGCGATCAGAAGCTTGTACGGACTAGCCACATCAACTGGAACGTCAAGAGCCTCAACGGTGGTTCCAATCAACTGGGTTTGTGAACCCATATCGACTCCGGCCATCGTTGCGGATTTAGTGTAGGTTACGCTCGGTAAGTAAGCTCCACCTTTGGAAGCGTACAAACGAGCCGTCATTTGAATTTCGTCAGCCATGTTATGTTAGGTTAGATTGTAGGTGTTAGAGTGTCTACCGGATAAACAAAAGTGTCCCAAGCAGCAAATGTCCAAGTCTCATTTCTCTCAACTTGGTTTGTTTTAACGACTAAAGAAGTCGAGTCGTTTACTTTCAACCAAGCCCAAGCAGTTGCTTTTGGTGTTAAGTTTGGATCTGCTGGAGGCTTTGGCATCATTAATCTGACGTAAGATGGAAATTTATTCAAATTAGACAAAAATGTTCCCGTGTAAATCACTGGAATAAACGAAGGTGATTTAGGCAGTCCATTCAATCCAGAATAATTTGATATCCTAGTTAAAGAGACTCTTGATGTCTGAAAGCTGGTTTGACCGCGAGCAAATTTAACAACAAGCTCTGCCGCAATTGGAAACAAAGTTTCTGAGAATGTAAGCTTATTGTTTTTGGGATCTTCACCAGCAAACTTAATGGCTCCATAGTAATCTCCTTCTGTTGCTCCGGTTCCAAAAGTTTCAACAAACTTTTTGGCTTCTGCTCTTACCTTTGCTAAATCAAATAAAGAAGCATCAATGTATTCTGTTCTGAACTCATATCGAAACGATGGTGTTTCATCAGTAAGGCTTTGTTCAGTTACAGGTGCCGGAGTTGTGGCTGCTCCATTGTTCAGAGCATAGTCTACAGGAACAGCACTCCCGCTATAAGTAACAGTGGCTTCAGAATACGGACCGTTTTCGGTTATCTGATATTTTCCACCAGCCAGAACCCACGCAAGTGAAGCAATCCGCAAAGCGTCTTTGCTGCCTCTGTATTTGTAAGTAACAACCAATCCAGTTCCATCTCCGCTGGTAGATTCACGAGATATTTCAATGAATTGGTAAGTATCTGGATTTATTACTGAGCTTTTGACGGTTGCCATATTATTCTCTTGAAATCACTTGGGCCGTTGTTGCGCTACTCTTGGCAATCAGTTTGAGTTGAATTGTCTGCTCAATGGCTTGTTTGATTGCGGAATCTTGACCGCTTTGGAATCCAGTAAATCCACCAATCCGAGCAAGTGAGTCTTGCGCTCCACCAAAAGAAAACTTTTGACCAGCCGTCTGCTGATAGGTCATTTCCGGTGCTGAGTATTTGCTTCCAATAGGTTTTTCCGGTGTTATTGGTTTGTTTTCGCCAAACAATTCAGCGACGGCAAACGCTGGTGACATTAACCCAACAGAAAGAGTTGAAAAGAATCTTGCCCAACTTCCTCCTCCAAGCAATTTAGACCCTTTGTCAATTTGCTTATTAAGTTCAGACATCAATCTTGCTGCGTAGCTTAAAACTGGAAGAGATGTAACCTGAGATTGTTTAATTAACAAATCCATTTGATCGTTAAATCTCTCAATGTTCTTAATGTCTTCAGCTTTGAACAGATCAATTGGGCCTAAGTCTTTAATTGTTCCTGCCGCCATTGCTGCTTTTGTAAGCTTAAGACCAAGCAAATCAGCAGCCGCTGCCATTAACTCAGCGTTGTTTCTGTTGGCATTTAGAATTACACCAATACGAACCAGCACTTGCTCGCTTCCAAGTGAAGCGTTGGATAAGTCTGTTACACTTATTCCAAGCCTTTCAAATGCTGCTAGTTGCGCTCCATTTCCAGACAAAGCAGATGTGCGAGCATCATTTACTCTAGCGATTGCACTTGCTACGGATTCGAATTTTACTCCGTATAACTGCGCTGCCATTTGAAACCTCTGAACATCATCCGTTGAGATATTTAGTTGCTCCGAGAGTTCTCCAACACGATCCGCAGCTTGAACAATTGAATGAGCGAATCCTGTTACGGCAGCAACAGACAAAGCTCCAGCGAGCCTACTTGTTACAGCGGACTTAAAGCTTGATCCAAACTTCTCACTAATACTTTGGGCGCGTTTCACGCCCATTTCAAAATCGGATGAATCAATTCCGAGCTTTACCAACATTGAGAGAATACCCATATCAGTTAGATTGTTGGCTTTGCCACACAGCTTCGCTTTGGTCGTCCCACAACTGAACTTGCCCCATCATCTCTGCGTGAGCTAAGATCAGCCTTTCTGCGTCACCGAGAGGCATCCTTACGGCATCGTCTGGTCCAATTCCAATATTGAGACAACCGACAAGCACTCGCTCGGTCCACGGCATTGCGGGACGCTTAGACTTAGCTCCTGCTTCCATCAACACCTCGGGAGCGGTTGATTGCTCTTTGAGCCATAGCTGGAATTTGTCGGACTCAACCATCAGGTTCATCCGTTGAATCCGTTTTCCCCAAATCCAAAGCGCAAGATCTCTCCAGATCGATTTGATCGATTTGATCGACTCCAGCGGAGACTGTGAGCAAACAAGCACAGCCTCCGCTAGATCGCTGGAGGAGATCTCACCGCCTAAGACATACGGAGAGCGCAAACGCTGCAAAACAATCGCATGACCTACCGTGTAGGGGACGAGTCGAACTCCCAATACCACTGGTAATGGAGGTCCGGTCTCTGCGAATATCTTTGCAAGTTCTGACACGATTACAGAGTGAAGACCGTAGCGGTTCCGGCCAGAGAAGGATACTTGGTCAAAGTGACGGTAACCATAGCTTTACCGCTGGAAGTGAACTTGACGCTTCCACCGCCGGAATAAACGTAATCACCATTGATAGTAGCACCTCCGTAAGTGGTAGCGTCAGCACCGGCAATAGTAGCGTAACCATTCACATTAGGCAAAGACGAGCAAGTCAAAGCCAGCGCAGCACTAGTTGAGCTACTAGGGATGAATGTGATATTAAGGGAAATCCGTTCATTAGCCGAAATTTGAGCGACAACCTCACCGGATGAGTTTTTGATCTGCTCAACGTCCGCTTCATGCGTTACATCATAGCTTTCTATGCTGCTGATTGCGCCACTAAGAGCAGATCCTGGAGATACTCCAGTTTGATTAAAAAGCTGAATCGTCCCCTTAGATCCGTAGACTAGGGCTAGACCTTTTGATGTTGCCATGTTGTTGGGTTGTTAAATCGTGTTTGCTGCTGCGAAAATTGTCATGGAACGCGAAAAAGTTCTAGCTCTTTCGCTGATGTCGTTAATACCAAAGTCAACTGGAACCGCGAATTGCGCGTTGTAACCTCCAGATGGGTTGGTGTCGTCTGCGTTCAACTCCGCAATGTTTCCATCGACGTAGAGGTATTGGAGAAGATTCTCAAAGATTTGAACGATAGCTAGCAACTGATATTCAGCCGTATCGTCTGCCGATAACTGGAGCGTAGCGGTTACGTCAACCTCACAAGTGCGGTCTAGCGGATGCACCGGAACCGCAGTTGATGCGCGGACAACAATGCGCGGAAACGCTGGCATTGAGTCTTCTAAGTCTTGATCAGCAAACGCACCGTGACCGTAACTGGTGAGACAAGTGGGAGTCCCAATAGGAGACGCAGACCAGTCTTCAGCGGCTAGCCAGTCAACAAGAGCGCGTTCAGTGCGTAGAGCTACAGCGTTCATGTTACTGTTATTCCTTTGGATTCTGAGCCATCAAAAGCGGCTTGCAGTGCTGCGGCAATGTGGTTTTCAAGCTCACGAGCTTCATCGTTGTAAGCTTGTTGCATCGCTCTAGAGTAAATTGCTTCTACGTTTCCAATCTGATTGTCGGCCAATCCAATGTTCATGCGAACATGACTCGATGGGTTGAATCCGGCTTTAGCGTTGAATGCGTAGGCGGAAGATCCTCGATGCATTGAGACATTCTCTTGAGGCAAACCGTATTGATTGGCGAGACTGATCAACGCAGCGTTTCCCGCTACTGATTTAACACCAGCGGAACCCTTTTTTGCTCGTCGAGTTCCACCAAATTGTTGGAAGGATGGCGACAACTTCTTGATGGCTTTGGTTACAGCAGACTTGAGGTAACCAACAGAACCAGCAGCGCGGCGGCGTAACGCTCCCGCAGCGTCTCGCATATCTTGACCGTAGAGACCGGGTTTTCCTGCTTTAGCGTTCTTGGCTTGAGCGATTAAGTGGACCACTCGCAATTGTCGAGATTTACCAACTCGCTTGCCGGTCTTCTTATCAAAGCGATCCGCTCCAACTGGTCTGTTGAAGTAATCGAGAATCTTGTTTCTAGCCGCTTGTGGCGACTTAGGAGGAAGCAAGCAATACAGCCGCAGCATCAAGTAAAACGTGCGAGCGTTGACCGCATCAGCCAGAGATCGCTTGGTCTTCGGGAGGTACTCCTTCCAAGCAGCGTCAAACCGTGATGTATCTACTTTGACGGTTGGATTCATTTGGTTTTAGACCCAAGCTCAAGAGCGTAATAAGCTCCAGATCCATCGCGTTTGGCGGACATAATCCGCATCTGGCGACCATCGTAAGTGAGAAGGCGACCGACAACCGGCAGCATCTTACCAAAAGTCAGCAGCAAGCGATCAGTGTTCTCTTGCAACAACAAGCTCCCGCTCTCCTGCAAGAGTCGGTCAGCGTTAACTCCAACATCACAAGACCAGACCGCAGCGTCAACGGTTACTAGCGTGGAGTCAGCTAGTCGCCAGTCGGAGAACTTAACAAGAACTCGCGCTTGGACGTTATCCTGAAACCCACCGGAGATAACCGAGTTAGCGTCAGTGATCGCAGCCGGTAAACAGCGCACCAGCACTCCCTGCCAGAGAAACGATGGATTCCCCATCGCGCTCTGTAGCACAGACATCCCCAACTGGAGGCTGGTAGCAATCAGATTCACGAAGTGAAGTATGTGCCAGTTACAATAACTCTGGAGGTCGCTTGAAGGTGACCAGCAAGACTCGTTGCAGATCCAGTCTCAAACGCTGATAACTCGCAATAGCTGGTACCGTTGATGGCTCTAGCAATGACCGCAGTCTTGGCTTGATTGGTTCCATTAGTCAGCCAGACAGCAAACGCTGCTTCGTACAAGACCGGATCGGGGAGGCTCAAGCGGAGATTGCCGGTCGCGCTACCAGTCACTGAATTAACCGTTAGATCAGCGGTAAAAGTTGAGACAAAACCAATTGAAGTGTGACGAGCCGTATTGGTGGTAATTGCAAACGTTCTACCACCACCAGAATCAGTCAGCGTAGGAACCCACGTTGATGGGGAAACCAGCGGGAGTGCAGCATACAACTCGGTAAAGTTGTCGTTAGATTTAATCCAACTGCCGCGCAACGTATCACCGTTGTTGTCGTTTGCGGTTGATCCGACATTAATAACTTGTTGTGACATATCAGTCTTTCGGCAATGCGTACCAACCCTCGGGAAGCGTTATCCGGTTGCTGGAGCGCACAGAAACACCGTCCGCACCTTTGACCCACACTCGCGCTTTAACGCTCTCAGCGAGCCTTACCGGCTCACCGTGAGGTACCATAACCACGCGAGACCCACAGCCGCAACTAGCGATCAGACTTAGCAATACGATCCAGCAACTTCTTTTTGAGGTCTGGGTCTCGTTTTGCGTCTTCAACGGTAGGCGGTGTTTGAACAAAACTAGTCAGCCACTTTAATAAAGCGGTAACGATCTGTTCGATGAAATTCACTCGGGCTTTTTGTCAGCGTCTTTGGCAGCGATCAAACCAATACCAGCAGTCACCGCTGCAATGGTCGCAGCAATGTCCAGATTGGTTGTAGGATCACCGTCGAAGGCAGCTTTGAGCGCACCGCCAATAGCAATCAGGATGGCACCTACACCGGCGAGAGTTGTTTTCGTGTTTTTCATTTTGAGCGGAATAATCGGAATGCACCGTAAATGGCGCAGGCTAAGCCAATCAGCGCGGTGATAAGCCGAACCCAGTCGGTTAGCTGTGGAATAAACGAAACAGCAGTAGCCCCTGCTGCCGCTGCTAGGGATACACCGGGGCTGGTGCTGCTGTTCGTTGGTTCCATTACTCGGGCTTAGGGTTTTCGGCTTGCGTGATTAACAACTCGACCACTGGTACGGCGACCTTAGCGTTCTGGTAGCCACCGGCTTTGATGGCGATGTCGATGAGTTGCAGCACGGTGTTGAACTGCTCCTGAGTGAGTTCGATCTTGATCATACGGTCGGAGCATCGGCAACAACCTCAGGCTCGGCAACAACAACCGCCACCGGCTCCACCCACGGCAGCGGCAGCACAACCACGGGCGGGTTGATCTGGTCGTTGATCTGCGCGGTGACGTTGGCCTCAATCGCGGTCTGATCGACTCCGTTGGTGAAGCACCAGTCGAGAACTTGCTGCTCGGTCAGTTCGTTGTACGGAGTGAACGATCCGGTCGGCGGAGCGAACGAGCAGGAGCCGTAGCAGGTGCCGCTGTAGCTGTCCTGCGAGCCGTTGCACCTCCAGTCGGCGGTGATGACGACATCGGTGAGAGTGCCTTCGGTGGGTTTGCAGAGAAGGCGTTCGATGAGCCAAGAGATGGTGGGCATAGGATTAGGCGAGTTTGGCTTCCAGAGCTTGAACCTTAGCAGCGAGTTCTTTGATGGCCGATACAAGTCGAGCTTCGGTCTTGCTCCAGCCGGTGACGGTCAGGAATCCGTTCTGTTCTCCGACAGCATCGGAATAGACTTCCTGCATTTCCTGAGCAACGAAACCAATCTGGTGGCCGGAGCCGTCTTTGTAATCGAACTCGACGGGACGCAGCGACAGGATGTTTGCAAGCTGAGAAGGAAGACAGAGGATATTTTCCTTCAGTCTGGAGTCGGAGTAAGAACCAAACGCTGCTTGGCTCGCACCGTTTGCGTTGATTTGACCAGATCCTCCAGCGTTGTCGTTGATCGTGAATCGAACGAGGATCTGTGAGGTCGTTGAATTGTTATCGAACTTACCAACAATCAAACCAGCTTGATTAACATCTCCGGTGATTCCCTGAAGCGCGAGCGAAGGATTTGCCGCGATTCCATTGCGAATAAAAACACGCGAGCTGTTGGTGTTCGTAGTGGTTCCACAGAGCAAATTCCCACTCGCATCCAGCGTCATCTTTGCTGATCCGAATGAGATTACTCCGGTTGATGCAGCAGCACTGTACCAAGAATGAATGCCAGTTGAAGATTGCTCGTAAAGCAACGCTGCCGAGTTTGCGATATATGTAAAATTTCCGGCTGAGTCTTCGTAGATATTACGTCCAAGAGAAACAGATCCTGTGGTTGAAGCACTCGACCAGAAACATCCAACACCGCCAACTTGAAGAGCTTTTGCAGCAGAACGCCACGCACTCGGCGTAACTCCGATGCCGACGTTTGAGGAATTATCAATAGTAACAGCGCGGATTGATGGATTACCACCAAGTTCGACCGGATAAGACACTCCAGCAATTGCAGAACCAAGAGTCAGTGTTCCTGTAGAGTCATTGTAACGAATACGCTGAATAGTCGTGTTTCCGATGTTTCTAAAGTTAACGTCGGCAGTTGTTGAAGTAACCAAGCCGATTGTCTGAGAAACAAGCAGCTTGTCGTTCGCCGGACTCATCCCCACCCCCAGTCCGGTGGAGTTCAGGGTCATCCGAGTTCCGCCTGCGCCGTCGTACCATGTGAATAAACCGCTTGAAGCAATGCGGTACTGCTCCGCCATTGCATCAGCACCGTTGCCGCATTGGAACGACAGATAACCGACATCAGTGCCATTCAGCACACCGTCAATCTGCGCCACCTTTTCGTTAGTACCCGCTGATAGCCATTTGATAAAAGAGCCGTCTCCACCAGCACCAGCAGCGGTGCGCAACGAGATTCCAGAAGTGATGCCGCTGCCGCTTGCACGGAAAATGTCCAAGTCAGAAGTCGGACTCGCCGTCCCAATACCCACCCGATTGTTCGCGCTGTCCACCTTCAGCGTCGAGGTGTCCACCGTCAGGTCGCCGGTGATGGTGGCGGAGGCGAGGGTGGCGGATGGCGAGCAAGCGAGGATGTTGTTGATGCTGATACGTTTAGTCGTACCAGATGCTGCCATCGACGTATCCGAGACATCGACCACCGGAAACATATCGTTTGCCGGATCAGCCGTTGTTAGGGCTGCAAGTGCTGTGATTTTAGAGTCTGCCATAACTTAGTTAGATTGGATTGCGAGTTTAAAGAGGTCTTCCTGTTGGAGAAAACCAGCGTCTTCTCGCAACAGAGAATCGAAAGTGCCAAAGGTAATGACGATTTTTCCGGTGCCGTCTTCTTGCAGCACAAAAAACTCGTCCTCTTGCAGAACGTCTCGACGTAGCACCGGCGCATCAGTGCCTCCGGCTTGACCGGAGAACAACCGATTGAGTGCTATGCCGATTGATATCATTAGGCTCGGGCGTTAAATGCTACGACAGAACCGGATGAGATCTGGAAGCCGGTGATGTTTCCAACCAGCGGGATGCCAGCAGGAATCGTCTTGGAGGTCCAAGTGCCAGCAATTCGATTGCCGGTGATGGACGTGAAGACAGTCGGCTCAATAGGGATGAGACCAGACCACGCGCCAGTCTGGGCTGCGGTAGTCGTGAACAGCTCAAAGCCTTCTCGGCCCATTGAATACTCAGTCGAAATGTCTGCTTGAACGGCCATAAATTGTGTTTCGGTTAAAGGGAGGGTCACCAGCGTATCCAGCGACCCTCCCCAGTTTTGGTTGTTTAACCTTTGCGAATCTTCGGTGCTAAGGCTCCCTGTACCCACAGGATGAGCTTGCCTCCTTCGGGAACGGAAACAGTGTTGAAATTAGTGCGTTGGAGAGTCGCATCAATTTCGGGACCAGCCAGCAATTTAGTTTTGCCGGTCTTGTCCACTGCTATGGTAGTTGCAATGCGCATATCCTAAAGGATTAAGCGGTGATCAACACTTCGGCTTGCGTAGTATCCGCAGCAGCCGCACCAAACATGATATCGTAAGACGCCATGTGAGCGCGGGTAGAACGGGAATACCACACAGAGAGCAACACAGACAGACCATTGCTCAGCTCAACAGTGCGCTGCTCAACGAACTCACCAGCGATCATGCCAACCGGCAAGCCGCTCGCAATTGCGATAGCGTCCTGACCGCAAACGAAGCCAGCAGTGTTAGCGATAGCACCAGTATAATCGTTCTGCTCCAAGATGTTCGCAAAGCCGAAATAGCCGTTGTTCAACGGACCATAACGCGAATCAGGGAACGGATTAGTTCCAGCGGCAGCAGTCAACTGACCGGAGAACATCAAGCGAGCCAGATGTCCACCGTCCAACAGCAACAGCTTCTGTCGGTAATTCTTGGCAAGAGCCAAGATCGCAGGGAGGTCTGAGCTATCAAAGTTCGCAGCAGTACCAATGACAGTACCAGCACCAAACAGCGCGGCAGTCATCTGAGCCGTGACTTTCTTGGAGATACCAAGAGCGAAGATCTCGGCGGAACCCTGAGCCAAGTCGCTGATAGCAAAACCCTGATTCAGCTCCTGCTGAGTGACGGTAAAGCTCTTGGTGATCTGATTAACAGTCACCGAGGTGGCAGCCAGCGTGGACTGGTTAGCCGCACCATCTTCAAAGTTGGTAGCGTTATCAACAGTCGCATCACCAGTCGTGAACTTCTTAACTTGAACGGTAGCGCGGGGACGCAAGTTATCCAAACCAACGTTGCGAGTGAAGCCAGCGATCATCGCCAACTTAGTGGTAGCAACAGTGATAACCGCATCAGCGAGATAATCGACAACCAATCCAGCCGCGAACGTGTTCGCATTCTGGGGAGCGATCATCGCGGACTGGCGGAGCAGCTCAGAGTGATTCTCGATCAAGAAACTCTTACGCTCAGCACCAGCGCGGAGAGACTTGTGCTTCTCCAAAAGCGGATTACCCAGATTCACGATCACGGGACGAACCGGATCAGGAGCGGGAGCGGCGGTAGGCGACTTAATGGAAGCCTCCAGCGCGGAGAGCTTAGCCATGATAGTAGCGAGATCAACGGAAGCGGCAGGAGCAGCCGCAGCCGTCACAGTAGTGGAATCGGACATATTTGTGTCGGGTTGTTGTGTTGGTTGCGACGTGGAGTCCACGCCATTTTTGCTGTTAGCGGTGTTGCTATTAGCAGAAAGCTTGTCAGACGGCTCTTCCGTCTGTTGGGTTTGAATGTACAGAGCGCGAAACCAATCGCGTCCGCTTGCACCGCCGTAGAGATTAGTTTCTACGTTTTGTGCGCTGTTTTCGGGATAGTCTAGAAAAGACTCATTATCTCCCCACCAATCGACGATTTTTTCAACAAGATCATCGTCTGGAATTTCTCCGTTAGCAATTGGCTGAACTTGAGCGACTAGCTCTTGAGAAATTGTATCGGCACCATAACCATCAGCGAGTTGCTGTATGCCTTTATTGATAGCATCGCGCACAGATTGCGGAGCTTTAGGGCTAACAGCGCGAGGATGCCACTTAGCGGCCATTGCAAGCTGTTTGATGGGTTTGTCCACCAAGCCAAAAGCAAGAGCTTCAGCGGTAGTAAACCAAGTCTCAGCTTTCATCGCAGCGCGGATTGAATCAGCGGAGCGTCCAGTCTTCTTAGCATACACTCCAACCAACACTTGAGCGTGTTGATCCAAAGCATCAGCCATCTTACGCATATCCTCAGACGTACCAGAAGCCATCCCAGATGGATCGTGGATCATCATCAGAGCAGCGTCAGCCATCTCAACACGATCACCAGCAAGAGCGATAATCGAAGCAATTGAAGCCGCAATACCAACAACGCGAGTCGTCACCGGAGCTTTGCGACCGCGCAACTGGTTGTAAATGCTGAGACCATCCCATACGTTACCACCGGGGGAGTTGATCTCTACAAGTAGAGGACCGTTTCCAGCTTCAACGAGAACGTCGGAAAACTGCTTTGCAGATAGACCGCTACCTCCAAACCAGTCTTCACCAATCTGGTCAAATATCTGAATGGTCGCAGTCTCGCTCGCAGCATTTGCAGGAGCGTAATAAAGCCAATCGTTTTTCTTAATGAAGCTCATTCAGTTTTGGCTTTAGGTTTCCGAGTCTTCTTCACAGTAGCGGTAACAACATCGGCAGACACAATATCATTGGATGGAGTCTGTGAGTCTGGAGCAGCTACTGGAGACGGAGCGTTTTGGTTTTCTGCCGGTATGTCAATACCAGTAACCGGAGGATTGGCGGATTTCTCTTTCTGGATTGTAGATATCTCAGAAACATCCAATCCATATTTGAGAGCCAGCTCGCGAACAAACAAAGCTTGCTGTGCTTTAGCTTCTAGCGAAGAACGCCAGTCGAGACCACGCGCACCGTAAACCTCATCGTAGGTAACAATACCAGCCTCTAGTTCTGCCAATTGAGCCGCAGAATTACGGCCAACGTCAACATTAGGAGAGCGCGGAGCGGTAATCGATACTTCGTACCAGTCGCTTGGAGCGTCATTGAGAGCAGGATCAGTCTTGATCGCGTACTCCATAACGTACTCGTAAATACGACGAGCCGCTGATGCCATGACTTGATGGCGAGACTTAAACCAGACCGCAGACATATCTAACGCACCGCGATAGACAGTTCCCTGCATCGACTCGGGATATACCAGAACGTAAGGAATACCAACGCCAGCACAGACCTTTTCGGTCAATTGCCGCCAATACTCCCGCATATTTACACCGGGACGCTCGGTAGCGAACTGTTCAAAACTGTCACCGTTCTTCATTACCTTCACGCCAGATCCAAAGACCTGTTCGTAGTAATTTTCAGCCGTATTTAAAGTTGTTCCAGCAGTACCAGCGCGGAGATTGCTAGCTTGTACCTCACCGGAAACCGTTTTAACGATTTGAGCGACAGAAGCTCCGAGTTTACACGCTTCCATCTCCAACTTTTGGAGATCATCAAGATCGTGAAGATCGTTGATAACCGCCGAGACAAAAGGGAGACCTCTAAGTTGACCGGGACGATTCGGCTCGTAAATGTGAACTACAGAGTCAGAGCCAATTGATCGAACGTCAGTTAGGTTTCCCTGAGTCTTTTCGTTACCGATAAAGTAAGAGATTGCGCGACCAGTACGAGGGTCAAAGCGGATACCGTCAAACACGGTTTCATCCCCCTGCATTCCGGTAGGAGTAGCGATAGATTGAGCCTCAATAAGCTGCAATCTAGGTTTCCCGCTGTCTCCTTTGGTCAACAACAAGAACGATTCACCATCGTAGAACCATCCCCGAGCCGCTTGGGACATTAGGGTTGAAAACGACTGGCGAGAACCGATATCGGGATAACGGCTCCAGATATCAAAAGACTTCTTAGCTTTGAGATTCCAAGCAGGATCGCTGGAAGCTGGCTGAACTGAAAAATTAGAGCCTACAGTGTAGGACTCAAACAGGTCTCCAAGTCTATTTAGAACAGCGTTGTTTTGCTCAAAAAAGCGAGACTTGCGAACGATAGCTTGACGAGTTGCGCTCGTAACATCAAACCGCGCGGAAGTGTACGAGGTATCAAGATACGAACGACGCAACGAGTTTCCGGCTCCTTCGTATTTGTTAACGGGAGCGGGAAACAGCTTATTTGCTATGGTTTGAAGTAGACCCATTAGCTCATCCGAGTTGTGGCTTCACGTCGGAATTGCGTGAAATCCCCATAATACCGAGTAGTTGAAACCAGAACGGCGGTCAACATCTTGTTGTAAATCTGGAGATCGGTGGGACTAGCAATGCCATCTCCAGAAAGCAAAGTCACAGCGTAATCGTAATCCGTTAGCAGAGACTCCCACATTTCCAACATTTCAATTGGTGCGGCGGTCGCCTTACCGGGTTCAGCGAACTCAACGGAAACGTCAGAACTAGAAGTGCTGCGGACTACGTTACCGCTCTCCATCGAAGCAGCGGAGACCGTTAGCTTAGCGGTTAGTGCCTCAAGCAGTGTCAAAGCGGCTTTGCTCGCGTAAGTCGTACGCAAGTAACTCCGCTTAGTTGCAACCGTGTAAGTGAACACTTCGGCGGACTATCAACAGACCGCCGAGTTTGTCAACCACTAGAATTTTCGGCGGTACTAGAACTCAGATCGTTCCACAGCATGACCATAGCCAACTGCATAATCTCACAATCGTGTAAATGGTCCGGCCAACGAGTGTTTCTTTTAAACCACAAGTGTTTGATTCTACCGGATCGGCTGGCTGTTGGACGTAAAACGTGACTATCCAAATGCTTCCAGTATGTGTCTGAATCGCTCGCAAATGCTCCTTCAGCGTCAAGCGGAGCGGGTAGACTACAAACGCTCCATTCGTGCTTCTCGCTTCCCTTACGGAGCCGCTGGAGAACTTCCCGCATATGTTCAGTGTCAAAAATCAGCAGCGGTTGAACAACCTCAGTCGTCATCGAGGTTGAGGTTGTTATTCCAAATGGATGGATCGAGCCGGTCTTAGACGTAAATCTTGCTCCAGCCTCACGGCCTTTCATTGGCATCCAACCGATCAACATAGGCTTGCGGAGACCTCCCTCCGGTGGGTAACGCAGACCGCAGGGATAGTTGATAGGGCTGTTGCTTGTGGTCGCGTGAGCCGCACAAGCGTCGTAAACCGCTTGAGTGTTATAGCCGGAATCCACGCCAACATCCATATCGTGTACCTTATAGTGGATCTGAATCCTACGCAGCGCGGCAAAGTCGTCTGCGTGACCGGCTCCAACTAATCGAGAGTTACCGTTGAGCCATTCGCGGCAGACCCACCAGAGGAACGGAGCGGCAGCTTGTACGTCTGCGGTGAGGTAGCGTCTTGCTTCTGGCATCTCAGCATCCGAGACAATCTCAACTCGGTCTTGTTGGGTCTCTTGGTTTTCCCACGGTTCTGCGAGCATCCCGTTGATGAATCCCTGCAACCCCATCATCGAGGATTTGGCTTCCAAGAATGCGACCGCGAGATTTCCCCAAGTACATTTGCGATCTGGGGAGTAAAGCGAAGACAGATGATAAGACCTCACGCTAGGAAGGCTGGCTTTATTTTCCGAGATCCACTTACCGTGACGTAACCCCGCGACCTTCTGGCTGTCAGATATTTTCCCCTGACAGAGCTGACAGACGTAATGGGCGGTGGTACGGATGCGCTGCCAGTCGGGTCTGCCGTCTTCAAGTTTCTCGTTTTCCCAAGTGACTTGTCGCCACTCCAGCTTGATATGCTCGCGGCAATACGGGCAGGGAATGTAATACCGTCGCTGATCCCCACGCAGGTAACGCTGCCAGATTCGTCCCTCGGAGGTTGTGGGAGTAGAGGTAAAGAAAGCTTTGGAGCTAGAGAATGCTTTGAGTCGTTGCTCAGCGAGATCCAGAGCGTCGGCTTCTTTGGCTGTAGCGTCCGCGAATTTATCCACCTCATCCGCAACCAAGATTCTGACGGGACGGGACGCTAGATTTGCCGGTGAGTTGGAACCGACAAAGCTCAGAGTACAGCGGTCAAATTGCTGCTCAAGATTGGTAATCTGATCTTTGTCAGTCGGGAATCTTGCGACCATTGCCGGTGAGTCTTCCAGCATAGGAAGCCAACGGCTCTTACTGAACGACCGCGCTAAGTTCTCGGAAGGCATCAACCACAAAGCAGGAGACGGCTCCACGTCAACGGACCACGCAAGACCAGCCATCAGCGTCGTTGTCTTACTGGTTTGAGATCCCCAACACAACGTGACTTCGGAGACCGCTGGATCTTTCCAGCACTCAAGCGGCTCTCGGCAATATGGACGCACCGCCGTGGAGAATGGACCGGGATGCTCTGTCTGTCGTTGGGATAGAGTAAGGTTGCGCTCTGCCCACTCGACTACTGACTGCCGTGGAGTCGGTCGCCATAATTGTCGTCTGAACTCTAGGATCTCGCGCTGTAAATCGGTCATCAGAAAAGCTCCTCGGTAATCTGTCCGCTCTTGATCTTGTAGTGAGCGGCTCCACTCATATCAATCAACGCCACTTTCTCGGATCGTCCGTTAACCGTTTTGTCGGTGATTTGATGGTTAGCCGCCCACGATGCGCTGCGATTAAAGATCTCAACCATCAGCACCGAGTCGTCGTCGTGAAGGTGGAGGATTCCAAAGAACGGAAGCTTAGTATGTCGAGAGACCTCAAGAGCGGCTTGGAGCTTTGACCAAGAAATCATCCAGCGGTTGCCAAAGGTGGTCTTCAATTTTATCAGACCGTAGTTCCGAGTCTTCACCTCATAGCTTCCGGCAATAATCCCTTTGGCTGGATCGTAGATAAAACCATCGATGCGCGACGGTTCTTCGTTGGAGATTCCCAAGAACTCAAAGCCAGTTTGCCGCTCAATAGCTTTAAGCGCGATCCGGTTCTGTCGGAGTGCTTCGATGCCGGATGGCTTCTGGCAGTTTAAGATTTCCACGGGTCCGTTTGATGCAGAGTTTTGAGACACACTTCTTGTACCCATCGCTCTAGCTCACGCTCTGCGTGCTCAGGATCGTGCGGCGCAATGCGACCGGAAAGCTGTTTTGGCATCGACTTGAGCAGTTGGGCAACCGCTCCGTCGTGCTCTTGCATTGCCTTTTTGACCCAAGCACCGGAGACCAGCGTTCGCTCCTTCTCGGATTGAGCCAGTACGTCATCGCGGGAGGAGATTAGGTTTTTTGCTGCGGTCGCGTGTACAGAGACCATTCGACCGGCATCGAGGGATCGTGACTTAAGAGCCTCAACTGCTAAATCGTAAGCGGCTCGTTCAATCTTCTTCTGCCGTTCATATGCTCCCTGCGGGGAGTCTTCTGTTGCAAGAGCAGCGTTGATAGCCGTAGCTGCTTCAGGAGGTCTGTACGGGCCTCCAGCGAGTTCTGGCGCCGGTTGTTGCTGGTTGATTGCAGCCATTCGTTGGAGCGTGGACGGTCTACCTCCAATCCCTTTGCGCGATCCCCTCCAAGCGTCCGCTTCCTCTGGGGAGGTTAGAGGCATCCCTGCTGCGGTGAGTTGCGAGACTCTACCTTTTGTGAGACCAGAGTGTTTAACGTAATCGCTTTGAGTCATCGCAGTTGGATCGGCATATTCTCGGGTCTCATCTTAAGGAGTTCTGTTAACCCTTTTTTGACCGTGCCATAGGTGGGTTGCTTCGGATCGGGAGCGTAAAACGAAGCCACTTGATCCACGGTAAACGATCCGGTCTTAATGCGGTCCAGATGCCACTTTAAGGTTGAATGTCCAACGTTAAGGAGTAGGTAGTCGGTAGATAGTGACATTGGGTTTGTACTACAATAGGGAGTTCGCTCGCACAAGATGATTGGTCCCGCGCGATCACC